GTAAACATTGTTGCGGCGATTTCGTTGTATGTTTCTTCGTTCACTTCATTGATTCTATTTATCTGGGAATCAAGGTAAACCTTTGCATCTTCTTTTGTAAAAGCCGATGTAGGCAGGCTTTTTTCGGAATAAAGGTCTTTTGAGTCGTTAATTATGGCAGAAAGAACAGGTCTGATGTCTTCGTCTAGTTGTTTAGACCATGTATCCCTGCTGAAGATGCTGTCAACATCAAGGCTTCCTGTAGCGAGAAGGCGTCTGGCTTTTACTCCTGAAGCCTTTTCCATGACAACACGTTGCTGGCGTTCAAAGACGCGCTCAAGGCTTCTGTCAAGAATCTCAACCCATCTATTGAAAGACTGAGAAGAACGGTTGTCCCATTCTTCGTCTGCTTTTGTTTGTAGCGGAGCGTTTTCTGCCGACATCTGTCCAGTTGGGACTGGCTCTACTGCGTTCTCTGGGGCAGCAGGAGGCAGAGGAGCCTCTACGGGGGCTGCTGCGGCGTCAGCCTGCGATGCGAGCGCCATCGCCCCAGCCATTGTAGTTGGGTCTGGTGGAGGCGCTTCTGGCGCTCCTGGAACCGGGGCTCCTGGCGGCATACCTGGCATACCTGGCATACCTGGGGCTGCTCCGTTTACCTGAGCCTGCTGGCCTTCGTCCATCTTCTTTTTTGTATTGGAGATTGGAGTTAAGTTCGGGTTCATTAACAGAGAGTCAGCAAGGTCGCTTTCGGTGTCTTTGCGTCCAGAGGCAGTTCTATATTCGTTATTGCTAATCAGACCGTTCTGAAACTCTTCCATGAGATAGCGATGACGCTCCTGCTCGTAAAGAATTAGAACAGGGACACTCTTTGTGTCAAAGTCAACATAGTTATCAATGTCAAGTTCATCAAGAGCGCGAGCGATTGGCTCCAAGTGTGGAAGCATTGTCTCATTCCAGAACACGCGAATTTCTTCACTTGCGTTAGAAAACGTACGGCCTGAAGCATTTCCGATGACTGATTCTGGAACTCCAAATGATGCAAGAATCTCTTCTTTTGTCAATTGACGCATTTGTATATACGCAGCGTCTCTAGGACTTGCCGATGTATCTACATAGTCAGCACCGTCATCTGAAGAAATAACAGTTGTTGACCCTGCGCGGCTTAGGTTTCCTCTAAATCTGTTTCTGATTTCTTCTTTATCGTCTTCATCAACTTCGCCACGAAGAACCAAAAGACCACCAGGGCGACCGTCGTTCATTAGATAGTTTCTGTTGTACAACTTAGCAAGATGTTCAATTTCAATGGCTACGCCAGCGGCTTCTAGTGGGGTCATTGAGAGATATGGGTCAAGAGGATGAGGGCGTCTAATCCAGACAACATCATCTGGCTTCATGATTATTTTTCCACCGTTGGGCATGATTACTTCATAGCCCGAAACAAAAGTCTTTGGGTCTGGGATGGGAGAGGTTGACTGAGGGGGAAGAAGACTTAGTCCGATAATTGAACCATCTCGTCCTCGGAGTTTTTCAATAAATACACCGCGTGAACTCATTAGTAACTGAGAAGAAAGGCGGTACCTGAAGATGAATGAGTTTTCCCCAATGTTTGCCTTTGTGTTAAGGAGAGGCAAAAGAGGGTTATTTAAAGCCTTGCGTCCAGTAAGAATTTCTCCTTGTGGAGAGTTGTCTGCACGCAAAACAATTGGAAGCCTTGCTTGGTTTCCGGCGATGGCATCAATACATCTGGCCACCCATGTAACACGCTGAATTCCTTCTTTGTAAACACGCTCAATATCCCATGAGTCTTTATAACCACGACCCGCATAAGAAATATTTTGGGCAATAGGGGCACCAGGACCTACGGCCGCTTTTGAGCCGTCTCCGAATAGTGCTTTATTTTGTGGTGTGTTCCAAGCCATATTTACTCAAGACCTAGTAAAAAACCGAATAATCCGCATGCCACTCCCGCAACCACAAAACCGAGGGCGTGGCTATACATTGCCGCACCAGTACTTGTAAACAGTATAAACGACACCATAAATACATTGGCGAAGGTTTGACGATTGACTCGTTTAAGAATTCTTCGGATACCTTGTGTTTTTGCTGTAATAAGTGCTTTAAATCTTGTCATCAAAGGAACAACCTTGACTTCGTCGTATCTACCCATATGCATATACCGTAGCGCATATTGGTGTACCGTGTACGAACAGATAAAGATTTCAGGTATAAAATGACAACTGACTGGAAAAAAGTTCTTGAGCACCTGCAACCAAAGATGCCTCCTTACTGCCCAGAGCAAGCATCAATAACGCAGAAGGTGTTTTTGCGAACATATTCGCTTGAAGCCCTGTTCGGTGGGGCGGCCGGAGGAGGAAAGTCTTCTGCTCTCCTAATGTCGGCTCTCCAATATGTTGACGTTCCTGGGTACTCCGCAATCTTGTTTCGTCGTACGTACGCCGACTTGGCACTCCCCGGTGCGCTCATGGACAGATTCAAATCATGGATTGACCAATACGACGATATTCACTGGAATGCAAACTCCTATGTTGCAACATTCCCCTCTGGGGCAAGAGTCTCATTTGGATACTTGAACAACACAAATGACTACCTTCGCTATAAGGGTTCTGAATTTCAATTCATAGGCATGGACGAGGTAACCGAAATACGTGAATCTGACTATAGGTACCTTTTCTCCCGTCTTCGTCGCCCTGCTTCTGGACCGCTTGCACAGGTTCCGCTGCGAATGCGAGCAGCCTCAAACCCAGCACCCAATTGGGTTAGACAAAGATTTATCGTTGAGGGAGGAAAGGATGGAAGAGTATTCATTCCATCAAAACTGACTGATAACCCAGGTATTGATGCCGTTTCCTATCGTCAGGCACTTCAGGCATTGGACCCTATAGAGCGTAAGCGACTAGAAATGGGTGACTGGTGGGCGACTACGCTCGGAAGCCTATTTGATAGAACTGCAGCCGTAATTATAGACCAGAGCGAATTGCCGCAACTAATGTCAAGCGCAAGAATCTGTAGGTTTTGGGACCTTGCGGCAACAGAACCAAATCACTCAAACCCGAACCCCGACTGGACAGTAGGCACCTTGATGATGTTTGACCAAGGTATTGCCTACATTCTTGATGTTCGCAAAGCCAGAGTTAAGGGCGAGAAGGTAGAGCAATTAATTGCCCAAACTGCCTACGAAGACGGACACGCCGTACCAATCAGGATGGAGCAAGAACCAGGCTCGTCAGGCAAGGCGCTTGTAGACCAGTACGCAAGATACGTAATTCCAGGTTACGACTTCCAAGGAATACGTTCCACAGGAGACAAGTTGACGCGAGCAAGACCGTTTGCTGCCGCTTTTGCTAATGGCAATGTAAGAGTCGTCCGAGGACCATGGCTATCCGAGTGGCTTGATGAGTTTTCTTCGTTTCCAGAAGCATGCGACCACGACGACCAAGTTGACTCCGCCGTAGGTGCTTTTACACATTTAACTGGTTTGGGGTTGCCGCAGAGAAAGCGTGTCGCTATCATCGTCTAGGTACTAGAACGGCTGGAGGCCAATTGTTACCTATAAACGAACTCCGTGAATTAATAGCCAAAATTGATGGCTTGATTATGGAATATCCTGATTCAAATCCTGAAATTGGAGAAGCCTCAGAACTTCTTCTTCAAATGAATCTTGCAAAACGAGACATTGGTCTTGCTTATGATGGACTATCTGCGTTTGTGGCGCACTTGATGGAACAGAACAAGACAAAAGACCTGTCACTTGCCATGGGTGCTCAAATTGAACGCAAAGTTGCTTACGACCGCAAGGGTTGGCGACATAAGGACTTGGCTATTGACGTTGCTCGTCGCTTGTCCCAGTCTGCCGTAGATATGGATACTGGAGAAGTTGTCTTGTCTCAAGAAGAACTAGTTGTAAAACTTCTTGATTATCTTCAGCCGTCATACTGGCGGGTTGGGGAATTGGGCAAAATCGGATTGAATGCAGATAACTACTGCGAAACTGGCGAAGCAAAAGTAAGCCTTATTGTTAGAAAAGGAGAAAACCAATGAGTGATATTTATTCACAACTCACAGAACACTTTCCCAAGGAAGTGGAACGCCAACTCAAAAAAGGTGGTGCCTCGTTAACTTACATTCCTGTTAGTGAAGTAATTACTCGTCTCAACAAGGTGTTCGGCGTAACCAAATGGTCTTTTGAGATTATTAGTTGCAGTCGTGATTCTCTTGACCCTGAATACATTGTTGCTCATGTGCGCATTACTTCGTACTCAGATGACTCCTTAGGCTTTATTGCTCGTGATGGATTCGGCGGACAGAAGATTAAACGCACTAAGGCTGGCGAGATTGTTGACCTTGGCGACGAAATGAAAGGTGCCGTCTCTGACGCACTCAAAAAAGCGGCTCAAACTTTTGGTGTCGGTCTTTATCTCGCACGGAAGAAGCGATGGAGGCCGTTGAGGCAATTCCTGAGCCCGTGATTAGTCCAGTTATTGAAGAGTTGTGGACCAACTTTGTGAGCCTCTCTAAGTCTTTGACACCAGACCACAAAACACGCCTAAATACTTTTTGGGAAAAGTATTCCAACGGTCGTCCAAAACCAACAAAAGCAACTGCGTCTCAAGAGGACTTAACTGCTCTTCTTGAGCACTGTCTTATTCTTTCGTTTGACGCAAAAGTACGTGAAGACGTTGACAACGTTTAGCCCGCCACCACACCTATCAGCCTCTTCTATTGGGACATTTAATCAATGTCAGATGAAGTTTAAGTTCAATAAAATTGATGGAATAACTGACGACCCGACCGAAGCAACCCTTATGGGGAACTTTGTTCATGACGTAATGGAGGCTCTTTACCATAAAGAACCTGATTCTAGAAATTCCAACTTAGCCAAATCAATCGCTTCTCAACTGTGGGAAGAGGGTTGGGGTGAGCGTGTTGAACCATGGGTTCAAGCCGGAGAAAAAATGCGCCTGTTCAGATGGAACGCATGGTGGTGTATTGAAAATCTTTGGAAACTAGAAGACCCAAAAATTATTATCCCTGCAGGCATAGAACATGAAGTAAATGGACTTGTTGGTGGAGTCAGGGTTAAGGGGTTCATTGATAGGTTTTCAAAAAACGAAGATGGCACACTGACTATTTCTGATTACAAAACAGGAAAAGTCCCCAAGCCACAATACTCGGGAGACAAGTTCTTTCAACTTCAACTGTATGCACACTTGTTGCGCGGTATGGATATTGGGGATACAACAAATTTGGAACTTCTCTACCTAAAAGAGGGTAAGCGTCTTTCTGGAAACATAACTGAAGAAATACTGCAAACAGCAGAGCAGCATGTTGTCAATACTAAAGAACAGATTGACGCAGCATGTGAATCTGGGGAATTTACCACTACCACCTCCGTTCTTTGTGGATGGTGTTCTTATAAAAAGATATGTCCAGCATGGAGTAAAAATGCTAAATGATGATGCTTTTGCACGCATGGTTGCGGAAGAAGTAAAGAACAAATTATCCCCAACCCAAAAGGCTGTTTTAAAAGAACAGGAAAACTGGGATAGATGGAAAAATGCTCTTCTTTACCTTGTCTCCAATCTTGAAGAGCAGGTTGAGGGAATCAAAGACGACGCCGAGTCCGATGCGCAACGATATGCCGTCCTGGGTAAAGATGGCGAAAAACTAGCAAAAGAAGCAGCAAAGGCTTATCAGTATAAAATCACCAAGATTGACAGGTTTAAGTTTCATGTCAATCGTCGCCTAGACGACGTAATGAGCATGATTGAAACTGGAAGCATGGTTGATTCTGATGGGTGGTCTGAAGTTGACTTCCTAAAGCGCGCAATCGCAAAGCATCGTAGTCTTCTCCGAGAGTATGACCTTGAAGAGACTTCTATTGATAAGGCTCTTTGGGGCGCTCTTGAAAATAAATGGGAATTTGACAATGTTGACATTTCCAACATCTAGGATGCAATCATGCAAAAAGTAAACGTAGATAAAGTTATCCAATTGCTTTCAGAGCAAATTGCCACCCTTTCTCAAGAAAACGCAGTTCTTAAAGTTCTGCTTTCCCAATTTCAAGATGAGGTAAACTCGCTTCATGAGGCACAGGTCAAAGAAAAAGGAAGCGGAATACCGCTTGCGTAGACCGCTCGTTGAGCGTCTGTTAAACGAACGTCCGTATTGCGAGGCGTGTCCAATATTTGCAAAACATGACGAATTGGCCACCTATACACGTAAGGGGTCGGTTGATGTTCACGAATTAGTTCGCCGCTCACAGGGTGGCTCAATTCTTGATGAGTCAAATCTTATGTGTGTCTGTAGGATGTGTCATACGCGAATTGGGAATTATCCTCAACTCGCTTTTGACCTAGGATTGGCTAAGCATTCATATGAACGATAAAACACTTACTAGGTTCTGGGACAAAGTAGATATTGGCAGTCGTAATGAGTGCTGGCCGTGGCGCGCATTTGGTCACAAAGGGTATGGAAGATATTGTGATGGTGGAAAAAAAGTTAGGGCGCACCGATATTCGTTCTTTATTTACAATGGTTTCTATCCGCCAGTAGTTATGCACACCTGCGATAATCCGCCCTGTGTTAACCCTGGTCATTTGCTTGACGGAACACAGGCTCTAAATGCCCAAGACATGGTGGCTAAAGGTAGACATGTTGAACCTAACTCCAAAAAAACCCACTGTCCAGCGGGTCACGAATATTCAGAAATCAATACCTACACCACTCCGTCGGGTGCGCGCAAATGTCGTACTTGTCGTGCGGAACACAGTCGCAGACATTATGCAAAAAAGAAGAAAGATTAGTCAATCTCAATAAAGATGCACTCGCCAGGGCATTCTTCTGCTGACTCAATTACGTCATCAAGCCTATCGTCTGCAAAAGATGCTAAACCGGCTGCCACAGCAGCACAAAATATTTTGTTGCCTTCTTTAACGTAAGCCAAGCCATCGTCCATCATCGTAAATACATCTGGTGCTATCTCTGCGCACAGTCCATCTCCAGTACATAGGTCTTGGTCAATCCAAACTCTCATTGATTCATTTTACCATCTACTCAACAGACCCGATACGCGGGGTGACTCTTGTAGATTCACTCCACGCCTTGCGTAGTTCTTCTCCGTCAGAAGTTGTGATGTCTCCGCCGTTCAGGTGCGGGCCGTAGTTCCCAGACATAATAACAACATCCGCCACACTGATTAACACAGTAGAGATGCGTTTTCTGCGCCATATTTCATTGACCATCACTTGCTGAAGCCGTGAGTCGGAACGAAACCATCTAACAAAACCAACCCTGTCGGAAGCGGTCAACTTTATTCTGCCAACATCTTTTACCGTAAGAACAGTGCCTTTAGGAAACTCGCCGCCAGCCATTCCATGAATAGACACCATGTCTGTTGGGTGGGGGTTTTCTTCAAGGATGTACCAAAGGTCTGGGACTCCATCAAACTGCTCGTCAGTCAACCTAACTACAAGGCGCTCGTGCTCGTCAGCCATCACAAACGAATGCGGCTCAGACTTTGTAGGACACACCTTACTTTCAACTACAAAGGGGTGAGGATGCTCGTCCGTAGCATAAGTCGCTACAACTGACCATTTGCTATTTAGTGGTGGTCCTTTCCAGAACCAGACTGTCTTCATTGCCATACGGCAAGACTAGTCGTTCCACCAGTCGGTCCATGTCTTGGCTGTGGCTGATGCTGCGTCTTCGTTGTGCATACCAGTGTAAGCAACCGAGATTGTGACTTTTCCTGAATCGTTGTAGTCTGTCCAGTCCCCATCGGCGTTGTAAACGAACAACTGCAACATCTCGTCAGTGTTCATAATTGCAACATCTGTGAGGTAGGTATTGGCGTTGTACTCGCTCTCGTTCCAACTGCTGTTTGTGGCGTGGGCTTCATCAATAGGTGCTACAGCGGTACTGCGAAGACTTGGTGTGGAGCCAAATATGCCACCAGATGTAGAGAATGCGCCGATTCTCCCAGCAGCGTCATCGGGGTTTCCAAGCCACATTGTTGGCTTTAGGGTTTCGTCAATGTCCCCGTCATAGCCTGCATCGTTGAATACAGCCATTAATTCTGTTGGGTTATCGTACTGACCGTGCTGGGTCTTGGAGTTCTTAGACTTAAATGCCGCAAGACGCAATAGTCTTTCGGTTGTCTCAAGGTTTACGCTCGTGTCCCCGCCTTCACCGTTTAGGGTATGCCAAAGACCATATCCGTCGCTTGGTGCCTGAGTGGTAAACCAGATTTTCTCAATCTTCACACGAAACGGAAACGACACATTCAAAAAAGAAGGGTCTGTTTGCTTGACGGTCCAGTCGTAGTTGACGATTGATGGTGGGATGATTCCGGACATGCTGTCTCCTGATGATTGTAAGGGATAAGAACATGTTACTAGGTTTTCTGCTACGGTGGCAGAGTTATGAACCTTATGGGCCTTGATTTATCCTTAACATCAAGTGGCGTATCCATGAACGGAAAAACTAGCGTTATAAAGCCCAAGACCAGAGGTGCTGAGCGTCTTTCCGATGTGACCAAAAGCATCCTGCATGAATGTCTGGAAAACGAAATAGCCTGCGTAGTGATTGAGGGGTACTCTTTTGCTTCTAGAAGCGGGCAAGCGTTCAGTATTGGTGAATTAGGTGGCTGTGTCCGAATGACACTGTTTGAATGCAATATTGCGGTTGTTGAAATACCCCCCACATGTCGCGCAAAATTTGCAACTGGACGAGGCAACGCATCCAAAGGCGAAGTTATTTCTGCCATTTCGGCAAAGACTGGAATTATCTTTAGTGGCGCTTCAGGCAATGACGAATGTGATGCATGGGTTCTTGAACAGATGGCTTTAAGCAAGATGGGTCTATCTGCATATCAGTGGACAAAAGAACAACTTTCTGCTTTTGAAAAGATAGATTGGTCACCAATGGAACAATTAATGGAGAAAAATGATTTCGCGTAATAGCCCTATTAGCCAAGTAGACATTGAACATGAAATATTACGTTTGATTGAAATGCTTGAAGAACAAACCGAGGCCTTTGAGTCTCTTGCTGAAGACAATGCTAAAAAAGAGTCTCTATATAAAGCGAACTGGGCAAAAGAATACCTTTCCGCTAAGGGTTCAATTAAAGAACGTGAAGCATGGGCTGACTATAAACTTGCTGACGAAAACTTTGACTACAAAATTGCTGAGGCTCTTGTCAAGTCAAAGCGTGAAAAACTTTTATCATTGCGTGCATCCATTGATGCAATGCGCACGCTTAATGCCAACGTGAGAGCACAGGTGTCACATTGAAACATAACGTATCCAAAGACATTGAGTCACTCCTTGTCCCAATAGATTCTCTTGTTCCTCTTGAAGGAAACCCACGCCGAGGCAATATATCTGCGATTATTTCTTCATATGTTGAGTTCGGTCAAGTAAAGCCAATTGTTATTAGGCCAAACGACGACGGAACGTCAACGGTAATTGCTGGTAACCACCAGATGGAAGCCGCTAAAAAACTAGGGTGGACACATATTGCTGCTGTCACTTTTGATGCAGATAATTCTCGGGCTATTGCTTTTGCTTTGGCAGATAACAGAACTATGGAACTTGGGCACACGGAACAGTCTGCGCT